AGCATATCCGTATTTCTCTAAGCGTTTCTTAATGAAGCGTTACTTAGGATTAAGTGAAATGGAAATGGCTGAAAACGAAATGATGTGGAGTGAGGAACAGGGCGATGTTGAAGCAGCACCGGTTGAGCATCCAAGCTTGCGTGGCATGGGTATTAGCCCAGGTGGCATCCAAACAGATCTTGAACAAGCTACTCCGGATGAAGCTGGTGACGGTATGGCCCCAGATGGTGGCGCAGCGCCAGTGGGTGTTGGTGAACCGGGCGGATCAGCTGCTGGCGGCGGCGCAGCACCGACCTAATTATTAGATTTGGGTAAATAACACTATGCATTTGTTTGAATTAGGATTAGTAAAACCGGATTACGAAGGTCGTCAAACCGAAAAGGATGACAACAGCGTAATGAAATTAAGCGACATACGTAAGTCATCTCGCTTAACTTTGGCACACTTGAACCGTCTACGTATAGCACATGATGTACGTAAATTTGAACACGAGAAAAAACTACAATCGGTAGCAAAACAATACAAAGCACCGGCCGCAGCGCCCGGTGCTGGTCCCGGCGGCGTTTAAATTGATAAAAACCGCCAAAAAACACCTATATTACCACTAAAAAGTACGTAGTTAAGTAAATAACTACACAAAGCCACTTGACTAAAGGAGTTCTTATGAACAAGTATGAAAAGTTAATTGAATATATCATTAACGAAAACGAACAAAAGGCTCGTGAATTATTTCACGAGATCGTAGTAGAAAAGAGTCGTGACATCTACGAAAGTTTGATGGACGAAGAACAAGTCGAAGAAAATTTTGGCAACGCTGACCCAGCTGGCCAAATGATCAACGATGTAGAAAACCAAACTGATGAAACTGCTGGTTTAGGCGAAGACGACGATGAAGGCGAAGAGTTTTCATTGGGCGACGAGCCAGGCGCTGAAGGCGGTGACGAATTAGGCGGCGAATTAGGCGGTGACGACCTAGGCGACGAATTAGGCGGTGACGACCTAGGCGGCGACGAAGGTGGCATCCGTGCTGAGTTAGAAGCTATTAGCGACAAGATTGACCAATTGCTAGCTGACGTTGGCGGTAGCGATCTTGACAGCGATGAAGACATGGGTGCTGGCGACGAAGAAGCTTTCGGCGGTAGCGACGATGAAGCCCCAGCTGAAGTTGGCGCATCCGATGATGGTGCTAGCGACGAAGAAGAAACACCATTTGCAGAAGGCAAGCAACCACCATGGTTGAAGGGTTCTGGCGCAAGCGGCTCTGGTAAGAGCGGTAGCGGCAAGTCTGGATCTGGTAAGAGCGGTTCTGGTAAAGGATCTGGTTCTGGCGTAGCTGAAAGCAAGTCTGTTGCACAATTAATGCGCGAATACGTTGACACAATCGGTCAAGTATACGGCGGCGAAGGCGACAACGCTGAAGGTACTGAGTCCGGCAACGGCAAGAAAGTTCCTGTAAACACTAAGTCTATCAGCCGTACAAGCGGTCCTGACTTTGGTGGTACAAGCAAGAACATCTTGAACAAGACTGGTGCTACTGAAGAGTCTCCAGACGGTAAGCAAACACCAAAGCCAAACAACGAGTACAGCAAAGGCGAAGGCAAGTTCTCTAAAGAGAAGTTCCAAAACGTAGCTGGCGGTACTAAGAAGCAATCTGCTGTTGGTAAGAACTGGGAAAAAGAGAACGGTGCTGAAGGCCAAACTACAAGTGGCAAAGTAACTGTTGCATCTAAGTCAGTTCAGACACAAAACACTGGCAAATAATTAGGATATAGCACATGTACCTAAGAGAAAATTTATCATTTGACAGAGCAGGGATCCAAGTTCTAAACGAGGACTCCGGTGATGGCACAGGTAAAAATTGGTACATGAAGGGTATCTTCATTGAGGGTGGAGTTAAGAACCACAATCAACGTGTATACCCTGTCAATGAAATTGAACAAGCTGTATCTTCGATTAACAACCAATTAAAGGATGGTTATAGCGTTTTAGGCGAACTAGACCATCCCGATGACCTAAAAATTAACCTAGACCGTGTATCGCATATGATTTCACACATGTGGATGGAAGGCAATTACGGTATGGGCAAGTTAAAGATTTTACCTACTCCGATGGGCGAGCTAGTGAAAGCTATGTTAACAAGTGGCGTTAAGCTAGGTGTTAGCAGCCGTGGATCGGGACAAGTAAATGAAGGCAGTGGCCACGTTAGTGATTTTGAAATCATTACAGTGGACATTGTAGCACAACCTAGCGCACCTCATGCTTATCCTAAAGCAATTTATGAAGGCTTGATGAATATGCGTGGTGGTGCTCAAGTATTCGAGATGGCACGTGACGCCACTCAAGATCAAAAAGTACAGAAGTACCTGAAAGAAGCTGTAACAAAGCTAATCAAAGACTTGAAAGTCTAAATAAACAGGAGAGAACCGAATGTTAGATGCTATCAAACCATTGTTAGACAGTGGCATCGTAAACGAAAGTACTCAACAAGCTATTAACGAAGCTTGGGAAACCAAGCTGGTTGAGGCACGCGAATCTATCCGTGCCGAGCTTCGTGAGGAATTCGCTGGACGCTACGAACATGACAAACAAGTAATGGTTGAAGCTCTAGACAAAATGGTTACAGAATCTCTAACAGCAGAACTTGCTGAGTTCCAAGCAGAGAAAAAGTCGTTGGCTGAAGACCGTGTGCGTTTCAATATGCACATGACTGAAAGCGCCGACAAGTTCAATAACTTCATGGTTACTAAACTAGCCGAAGAAATTAAAGAACTTCGTGCAGATCGCAAACAATACGAGAATAGCATCGCTAAACTTGAGTCGTTTGTTATCAAGGCACTTGCTGAAGAACTAAAAGAATTTGAACAAGACAAACAAGCCGTAGTGGAAACTAAGGTTCGTTTAGTAGCAGAAGCTAAGACAAAATTAGCTGAACTACAACAAACGTTCATCTCTCGTGCAAGTCAAGCAGTAAAAGAATCTGTAGCTACTAAGCTAGAGTCTGAATTGACTCAATTGAAAGAAGACATCCACACTGCTCGTGAGAACATGTTTGGTCGTCGTCTATTCGAAGCGTTTGCAAGTGAATTTGCTGTTACTCACTTAAATGAGAACAAAGAAATCCGTAAATTGCAAGCAGCAGTTGCTGATACAAATCGTAAGTTGGCTGAAGCGGTTCAGACAGCCCAAGATAAAGAAGCGATTGTTGAGTCGAAAGAAAGAGAAATCCGTGTTATTAAGGAATCTGCAGAACGCAAGCAAATGCTTGACAGTATGTTGAAGCCTTTGAACAAGGAAAAGGCTGCTGTTATGGCAGACCTACTGGAATCTGTGCAAACTGCAAAATTGCAATCTGCATATGAAAAGTATCTTCCAGCAGTACTAAACAACGGTACAGCAAAGATCAATGTTGCTCCACAAAAGCAAATGATCGCTGAGAGCCGTAGTGCAGTAACTGGAGATAAAACTGCTAAAACCGTCGCAAAAGATCAAGATACCAACGTTGTTGATCTAAAGCGTTTAGCAGGGCTAAAGTAAGCAACCCCTAAAAGGAAAAAGGAAACAAAATGACACAAGCATTATTAGAAAGCCGTTGGGGCGAGACCAAAGACGCCCTGTTAGAAGGCTTACAAGGTTCTAAGCGTACCAGCATGGCTGTTATCTTAGAAAACACACGCAAGCACTTAGCTGAAAGTGCAACTGCTGGTGGTACAACAGCCGGTAACATCTCTACACTTAACCGTGTAATTCTACCTGTTATCCGTCGCGTTATGCCAACAGTTATCGCTAACGAAATCGTTGGTGTTCAGCCAATGACTGGCCCAGTCTCTCAAATCCATACTCTACGTGTTCGTTACGCTGATAGCGCCGACATCGTAACAGCTGGTGACGAAGCACTAAGCCCATTCAAGATTGCAACTAGCTACTCTGGTACTGGTTCTGATCCAGCTGGTAAGGCAGTTTCTACAGCTTCTATGGAAGGTGTACCAGGACGCCGTATCAACGTTCAAATCTTGAAGCAAGTCGTTGAAGCTAAGACTCGTAAGTTAAGCGCTCGCTGGACTTTCGAAGCTGCCCAAGACGCTCAAGCTATGCATGGTATTGACGTTGAAGCAGAAATCATGGCTGCTCTAGCACAAGAAATCACTGTTGAAATCGACCAAGAGATCCTAGGTTCCCTACGTGCTCTAAGCGGTTCTACATACAGCTACAACCAAGCTACCGTTTCTGGTACAGCTACATTCGTTGGTGACGAACACGCCGCTTTGGCAGTTGTTATCAACCGTGCCGCTAACTTGATCGCCCAACGTACACGTCGTGGCGCAGGTAACTGGGCTGTTGTTTCACCAGCCGCATTGACAGTATTGCAATCTGCAACTACTTCTGCATTTGCTCGTACAACAGAAGGTACATTCGAAGCTCCAACAAACACTAAGTTCGTTGGTACACTAAACGGCGCGATGCGTATTTACGTAGACAGCTATGCAAGCGACAGCACAAACGTTCTAATCGGTTACAAAGGTTCGAGCGAAGCTGATGCGGCAGCTTTCTATTGCCCATACGTTCCTCTAATGAGCTCTGGCGTTGTTCTAGATCCAGCTACTTTCGAACCAGTAGTTGGCTTTATGACTCGTTACGGTTACGTAGAGTTGACAAACACTGCATCGTCTCTAGGCAATGCAGCCGACTACCTAGAAAGCATTGCTGTAAGCAACTTGTCTTTCCAGTAATCGGAAAACCGACTAAACCCAGGGATGGGAAGTTACTTAAAAGCCCCGCAAGGGGCTTTTTTGTTGGCTACGGTAAATACTATGTTCGCTCTTAATTGAGAGTTTATGCGGTAACCCACCGCGTAGGCCTAGAACGCTATTAACAAGGAGAAAACAAATGGGACGTCCGATTAAATCGATTTATTTTGGTAACCGTAATACTGATGAAGTAGGCGGTGAAGCACTTTACTCTAACGGTACAGGCAACGTTGCACTATCGTTTAGTGGTAACTTAGGGTTTGGCTACTACGCGGCAAACGTTGCGGCAACATTTAGCGCACCTAACGTAACTGGCGGTACTACAGCTATTGCTGATGCAGTTTACTTACACGCAAACGGCGCTATTAAGAGCGTTCACGTAAGCAACGCTGGTACTGGTTATACCAGTGCGGCAACATTAACATTCACTGGTGCAAACGTTGCGGCTCCTGCTACAACTACTGCTAACGCTCTACCATCTACATCTACTGTAAATGCTATTGCTTCTAACGCATGGGTAGCTGGTGATACAGTTGGTCGTACAAACGGTGACGTTGTTAAGCAAACTGGTGGTAAAACTTACCGTGTTGCAACAAGCGGCGGTACAGGTAAGTGTAAGCTAGTAACAACTGCGGCTCCTGCGGCTGCTGGTGAAATGACTATTACCGCTACATTTGCTGATTCTAGCACTTTCCAAGTTGCTAAACTAACTGGCCGTCTAGCATACGATGCAGCCGGCAACCACTATCGTTGGACACTAGGTTCAGCTTCTAACGTGGCTACACCAGTAACAGTTACTATTTCTAGCAACTAATTTTAGTTAAACTAAAAATTAAATAGCACCTTCGGGTGCTATTTTTTTAACTGTACTCGTATGGTGTATCCTCGTCTGAATAATCAGCATTGATGTATGTACTTGAACTATCGTATTCTTGAAAGTAATGTTCGTTAGGCATAAGAATCCTAAATTCGTTAGCATGTTTTAATGCTAGCATTGTCATTTCAGTTTTATCAAGAACGTCACACACCACAAACTCGCTACTACATGCACCTTCAATAGTCTTGAACTTACTGTGTTGAAACTCTCGTTTCTTCAAAGCCTTGTGCAGGTCGCTGTCGGGTCGGAACATAATTCTAGTCGTACCAATCTTTTGATTGCGTAAACGGAACTTGTCTCTTACAGTTAGTTTAGTGAGTGTTGCCTCGTTGTTTGTATCAATGACGACTAGCGCATCTTTAAACTTGAGACTACCTTTTGTATGTGAGTTGTTTGGAGTTTCCTTTGTTGTCCACGGTAACATTG